CTTCCTTAATTCCGTCTGCTGGATTATCTAAATCAATTACCTTATGATAATACATACGTCCATCAATGTACCATCTGCGGAACATTTCATGGGCTTTAGAATCAAATCCAAATAAATTTTTTATATAATCAAACTCGTCACGTATCATTCCTTTGACACTCTCACTCACATCGAGGTTGTCAAGGTTACATTCTACAGGACTATCGTTTTGATCAGCAACTATTGCTTCATGCAAAATATCTTCGATAGCGGAATCCACTTCTGGATGCATCGCCATCTCTCGATACTTCTTCACCATGTCATACTCAGTTTTGAAGTTACCGTCTAGATCAAGATACTGACCATAGTAACCTCCTGCAATATAACTAGTAGCTCCGTCCTCGCTAGAAGGTTGGATAGGAGACGGGGCACGCTCCTTAACCGCTTTCTTCTTAAACGAGAAACCGAATAACTCTGCCATAATATTTTGGTTTCTTTACCTGACTATTTAGTTGACTTTCTAAACGACGTTATTCTTATTGTCTCCACCTTCAGTAGTGTGGTACTGATAAGCAAACTCAACATCAAACTCTTCGTATGAATCGTTGTTGTCGTATGCAAGTGATACTTGTGAAACACTTACAGGGAAAGCAGAGATCAGGTTATACTTTCTGAGTTCTGTTAGTTTTCCATCAGCAGCACCTGCACCACCAAACTTATCAAGTTGTGTGACTTTGATGTCTACCCATGTATCTACTATGTCTGCTGATGCTGTGTTTGCATCTACACCGTTAGTCAATTCTATCCATTTTTCATAAGCACTTCTTAGTGCGAATGCATCATCCATATAGAATGTACCTGTCCATGTTTCATAAGTTCTGTCGCCAGGAACTTTGATTACACGTCCACGGAAAGGAAGTTCAACTGTACCTACGTTAGTTGCTGGCAATGCAGCAGACTTACACATATAAGTTACAGCAGCTCCTTTCGCTCCAGAAACACCATCGACTATTGGTTCTGATAAAGATGTGCCTTGAGGCCAAGAGTGGAATACCGAGAAGAGGTTAGGGCGAACACCGCCTCTAATTGCCTTCTGGAATTCTAAAATACCTAGTGGGGTTGCCATTGTTAATTGCTCCGTTAATTATCTGCGAGGGACGACTTCCTCAAAGCTAACACCAGTACGTGTTGCTATGAAAGTCAGTGTGATAAAGTTGATTGAACGTGCAGGCTTGATATAGAAATCTGCCTTAAATTCGTTCGCGTCAATGACTGCACCAGTGTTATTGGTGTCATCACATACAACTAAGAAATCTGTTAAACCTCTTTCGGCTTGTACACCTCTAAGGTATGGTTCAACAACATTCTTAAAGTTGTTTCTTGTGAATTCGTCATTAAGTTCAAAGAGTACCCCCTTCGCAGCATTACCGATTGTCTTTTCTATCACGTTGAAAAGACGACGGACGTTGATGCGATCAAATGCAGATGGTGAAGCGAGAGCTGTTTTGTCACCGAATAGAACTATGCCTTGACCAGGTAGACTGGTAATAGGATTAATTCTCTTCTGGTATAATGAATCTCTTTCGGATTTGGTTGGTGAGTATGCTAGTTTAACAGCATTCTTAATAGCACCACGGTTTAAACCTGCTGGTGAGAACCAAGGTAATCCGTTTGCAGTAGTTGCAGCACATAATCCTGCAACGTCTCCGTTACATGGAATGTATCTGTACTTATCAGCAAATCTATCGTAGATATATTTCCAAGTGTTATCAAACACACCGAATGATGTGGATTGAAGGTTAGTATAGAAACTTACGACATTACTTGTTTGTGTTGTGGAACTTACTACTCCAACAACGTCTCCTCTATATGGAGAACAGAAACCAACGCAGTCTTTTCTGCTATCGGCTATCTGTAATACTTTTGCAGCGATTGCCTGTGAGTTTGTTTTACTCGAAGCATCACCAGGACCCATAAGGATGTAATCAATCTGTACTGTTTCAGTATCAGCAAACTCATTAAGACCAGTAATGATCTCTCCTGATGTTGCAGTCCCAGTCTCAGCACCTTTTTGGAAGGTGTAAGTTTTAGGTGATCCAAATAAATCAAATGTTGTTTCGCTAGGTGAACCTGCGTTACTAGTACCTGCAATATTACCACCGTTTGCTGCTTGGTTAGCACTTACGTCATACACTGCAGTTTCATGTGAACCCCAGTAAACGTAACTACTCTTATCAAGAATTGCTTGAGGGTAGTAACTACCTGCACCTTGTGAAGTCTTTGCATTATTTGATTTAGACAAATATGTGTGCTTCTCAAGTAAAGTGTTTGGTGTTCCAGTAATTGCACCAGTTGAATCATACACTACAACGTGCATTTCATCATTAGCACCACCACGTGCTGCAACATATGGTGAAGTACCAGGACGAGGACCGATTGATGACCAAGGTAATCCAGTGTATACCACTTGACCATCATACCAGTCAGCAATTGTTGAAATGTTTCTGTCAGTAACACCGTTTTCAACAATGTCAGTAGTTGTCCATGTGTCAGACGTAATCAATGAAACTGTATTTGTGGTAGCATCCCACGCATAGATGTATCCACTCTTAGTTCCAGCTGTATTCTGAATTTGTGTTCCAACTGTTGCAACAGATAGAGAACCGTCTAGTGTTAATGAAACGTCTGCTCCTTTGTCTATAACTGCAACCTTAATTGCGTTTGCAGTTGAACCTACGTCTCTTGCTGCAAACTTAAATGGGTTTGCTGCTGCTGTGAAATATGTTGCTTCGTATACTTCCTTAGTAGTAATAGAAAGAAGATATGGAGAAGTTGTTGCGTCATCTGATGCTGTTAGTTGTCCAGATGTTGCACATCTAACTACGTCAAGCACTCCACCGTATGATAGAAAACTTGCTGCAGTCCACCAAGTAGTTGCGTTACTTTCGGATGGTTCCCCGAAGATTTCAATTAATTGAGATTCTGTAGATATACGTACTGGGGTAAGAACAGGTCCTTTTGCAAATGGTCCTGCTATTGCACCTACGTTTACTTCAACCGTCTCAATCGAACCAAGTGTTAGATCTCTTTCCTGAATCTCAACTCCTGGCGATAGAAGCGTGCTAGCCATGCGTGTACTCCTGATGATAAATCAAATTTTGTCTATAGTTATTTAGAAATTGCAGCTTCTTCAGCGATAGTCCCACATAAAGTTCCTATCACCATACTCATCTAATGTATATTCTTTTTCATTCATATCAATAGTCCAGACATTTCCTTCGCTGTCTCGAATCATCTCATCCTCCAATCCATCATTGATAAAACCGAATGGAGCCATGTCTTGTTCTATTTGATTCTTTTGTTCTTCATATATTCTTCGACGAATATCTTGATCCGTCATCTCTTTAAAGTAATCTTGTTGAACTAACCATGCAAATATAACGAGACACATAACAAGGTCATCGTTGTATCCCTCGTCAGCCTCAAAGGATTGTTTGTTTTGAATGAAGGTAGTTAACTCAGCAACTATGTTGTAATCCTTAACAATGAGCTTATCATCTTCTATTAAAGTTTTTAAGTTAGAGCATCCCTGTGCCTTAACTGTCTTGCTCATCTTGACACCCATCTGTGTCTTATTACCTGAGAACCCTTGTCCAACTATCTGACCTGCCCGCCCCCTCATGGCACACATCAATACGTTTTCATACTCAACATCATAGAACAGTTGTGATGCAACTGCTTCTCCTATATCATTTACCTCTATCAATACATGTGCTTTATTATAGTTGCTCGCCACATTATAGATGACGTTTGGTAATAGCATAGGTCTGATTTCATTGTTCCTATACTTTGCTACCAATCTCCACGGTGCTTTAGATATATTGACAACCACAAAGGCAGAGTAATCTTGTGATAAACCACGTGATACATCCACACATATAATATAGTCATTATTATCTACAGGATTCTCGTATACATCAAGACCTGCATTGCTGGTCATCACATCATCATAGGTCAATGATCTTAACTTAGATGCTGCTATTAATGTATCAACAGATCCTAAGAACTCGCAGTCAAACTCTTGAGTGAACTGTCTGACTGACGTGTTGGCAATAGTGGTTTGTTTCCACTGAGCATCTCTACCTGGCACTTTTGACCAGTGAACCTCAGACCATGCATATCCATTTCTACCTTTCTGTGCATCTACCCATAACTTATAGAAATGGTTCATTCCATTTGGCGTGGAAATAATGATGACTTTTGTGGGTGTACCAGAAGTAATAGTAGGATAAACGGAACTAAAGAATTGTTCTGCAATATG